TAATCAGCAAATTGCAGCTAAAACGTGGCTCTTGCCCACCTTTACCGTCATCGACAAGAGCATTGCAATATTGACTAATTGCAAAAAAATCGTAGCGATCTAGTGACGACTCTGAAATTCCAACTCCGTATCTTTCGTTAGTAAGCAAATCCCACAAACACCAAGCAGGGTCATTTGTCCAAGTCGCTGCAGCAAATGTGCCATCCCAAATCCCTGAATATGTGATCCGCCCCAAATGTGTCGTTGTGTCTACGGTCGCATTGTTTGGAATTTTGACCTTGATGCCACGAATCAAATACTTTCGTTGAGGAATGCTTTGGAACTGATCGGAACCAAGGCGCAGCCCCACAAGTGCGCTGTTTGGATAAGCAAGTTTGGCGTCAATAATTTCCGTAAAGCTTTGCCAGTTTGTGGTATCTGAAATCTTTGCTGAAGTGCTATCAGCGGTGTTGCGAATAACTTTGATGTCTACTGGAAATGCTCCAGTTAAAGTTATAAGATAATCACGCTGATACGGGCTACTACTTTTGCCAGAAATTCTATCAGTTTTAACGGTGTTGTAGCCGCCGCCATTGTACTGAACTTGAATGCTAATGCTGACTTCTCCGCCAACAATATCGCCATCAGATTCAAATACCTGCAAACCCGGAAGTTGGATTGTAACTCGAACGCGGTTGACGTTTGAATCTGTAATTTGTCGAATTACTGGTGCTGCGTTAGTAACTTCAACGCCAACTGCTGTTTCAGACTCAACATTGCTGAAAACGCCTGGAATGTATGACTGGTCCTGTGTGCCGTTGCGGGTGGCAATTGAATAGTCTTTAAAGTTGTAAGAGCCGTCTGCCGCCTGCAGTGGTGTGCCATCAAAAAAGATGCTTTTATTGCCATCATCTAAGCCTTCAATCTCGCCTTCGCTAAGTAAATCAAGAGCGTTTGCAAATTGTTTTGATTGAAGAGAATCATCAGCTTCTGTAGGAGTGTGCGAACTTCTGCCGCCACCACCTTTACCACCACCACCGCCGCCAGAACCAGCTATGCGTGCGCCCAATCCAGCGTTGTGGACACGAACACTATTCGCAATAAAGGTGTGATGACCTTCTACCGTTAAGTTATAAACCGTGTGCTCTCCAAGTTCTGTACGGTCGACAATCGGACGCAGATGCCCAAACTCATCCTCCAAGCAGTCGTCAGAATCAAGCGTTCCAATCTCTACAAACGCATTGAATTGATTTAAGACCCAGTGATTAGGCGTCGCGTCTAAACACTGACCCCCCCAAAGTCTGTATCTAACAACGCGCTCGTTTTCGTGCTCGTGAACTTTAAGGACTTTGCTCTTATGTATCTTGCCCTTATCGTCAAAACTGCAAACAATATCGCCAGCCTGAATATCTTTAATTGCTTTAGTGCCACCAGGAATTGACACGAGAGTGTCACCAGTAAAGCAACCGCCACCGCCAGAGCCAGCAATGTACTTTGATTCAGTCATGTTCAAACCTGATCAACGTCAAGGCCAGCGGAAATGATCGACGATCCAACAAAAACTCGTCCATAAGCTATTGGAACAGGGACGCCTTGACGAGTGGTGTTTACGATGCCACTAAAACTGTTTGACTCTAACTGGGTAGGCTCTTCGAGCGCACCTGGAGGTTTTGGTACAGGCGAAAGCATTTCAGCAACGCCGCTTAACGCTAAAAATACACCAGCAGCACCGACAACTGTATTCACAAGTATTGGTGCTGTAATGCCCAGTGTTCCAATCGCCGCCCCTGCGAATGGATTGACAATCGCAACAGCAATCAACGCTGCACCAAGGATGATCCGCGTAGTACTGCCTGCACCAGTCAAGACAGGCGTAATAGCAAAGACATCTCGCTCACTCCACGGCATAAACATTGCTGACATGTCTTCCTCGTAAATCTTTTGCCTGCCTATCGTTACTCGATATGCAACACCGTTTTTCTCGCTGTTAATCAGCCACTGTTCCAGCTCAGGAAAATTGACCAGCAAGGCATGCATCGCCTGAGCAGGCGTTTCAGCCATGAACTCAAACCGACTCTTTCCGAGGAGCTTGCGCAAAGCGCCGTAGACCTTAACGACTTTCATGCCTCAAGGCGCAGGCAGTGTTCTTCAAATAATACCCGCCGTAAACGTCCCTGCTAGACAACCGGCCCTGCACATGATGCAAAACCTGCTGGTCACCCAAGTAAATGGCAGCATGGTTCGGCACCGGAGACCCCAGTTGCATTAACAGGGCATCTCCACGCTTCAGCTCTGCAATCGGGATTGGCCGAAACCCTTCCTTCTCAAAGTTGTCTAGATAAAGGTTTTCACCGTGCTGCCACCATTGATCTCGTCGCGGGTAGTCACGCAGTTGAAGCCCTAACTCTCGTCTATACCAGTCACGGCAAAGGCTGTAGCAGTCCACTACGCCATGGGAGAATTCACGCCCCACATAAGGCAACTCAAAGCCCTCGGGCTCGCAGTAGCCCCAGTTTTCGGTGTTCGGGTTGACGATGTGCCAAGGCAGCCCACTCTGCTCGCAAGCAACACGATCGGCTGGTGACGGGTTGTGGTTTGTTGTTGGATGACTATGGATCACTGCAACAATTTCGCCTTTATCCTCCACTGCTGCATAGTCAGCTGGATCAAGCACAAAATGCTCGTCTGGCGTATCAGCCAAATTCTTGCAAGGGAAGTAGCGGCGTTTGCCCTTGACTACAGCAACCAGACCACAACATTCTCTGGGGCTCTCTTCCTTTGCCTGAGCCATAATTTGACTGGTAATAGAAGAAGGTAGTGTCATTTGAGCAGACCAGCCCCTGGGAATGAACCAAACGGCAATTCACCATTCTCGCCAAAACGTTTCTTGCAGCTGCTGAGTCGTTTGCCACACACGTCTTGAGCCAGCGTTGACACACTGTTGTTGTTTACGTCGAAGTAATTGCTGCCTGTGTAGCTGCACTCAGAACTGCGGTACTGCCATTGGCAAATGTTGGCTATTACCTGACGATTGGGTAGCTGTTTGTTTGCAAGATCAAACTTGCTTGCAAGTTCAAAGCTAACAGCATCACGTGTCTCGCTAGCCTTGCGATCGATAAACCATTCCTCAATAGGGAAAGTTGCATAAGGATCGGCGCCTGATTCGCCATCAAGAAACTTTTTCAAAGTCCTAATACGTTTTATTTTGGCACCTATTAAATCATTCCCTGGGGTAGTTAGGTTCACATTTAATAACAGCGCTGTAATTTCTGAATTCAGATTAACGACTGACAAAGTTGGTCGGGGCAATGTGCCACTGTTTGTGTATTCAAAACCCTCGGCATTCACGGGTATGCGCACATAATCATTGCCATTCCAAGTGATATTGCCAGTCAAGTTTGCATTCGCTCCCGCGTGCCAACGCAAAATGTCTGTACTTCCATGCAGCGTATTGTCATAGTGAAGCTCAAACAGCTCAATAATCGCGCTTGGTGAAATGGTTGAAAGGTCTGCGTAAACAGAACTAATAGCTGTCCAAACTACAGTGTTGTCAGTGATTGTGCTGCCAATGTCTGTTGGCCAGGCTGGCTCCGAACTGCCTGACGTTCCAGCAGTCGTGCATTCAAAAACCAAACCGCTGTTCTGTGATGCCGTGGCGCGTCGAACGTCACCAACGGCAAACGCGGTGCTAGCAGCCCAAGCGGTGTATGCCATTACGGTTCAGGTACTTGAGTGAAAGTGGTTGAGATTGTTGCTCGATTTGAGTATGGCAAAGTCTTGCTCCAAGAGCTGCAAATCCACTTGTAAGTATTAGTCTCGTCTGGAGGCGACCAGTCAAAAGATTCCATATTATTAGCTGCTCTAGCCTCAAGAAAGCTCTCAATAGTGTCAGCCTCAGACTCTTTGAGATTGCGAAACTCAAGCTGCCACTCTTTCATGTCTTGATTCAAGCCATAGGTCAAGCGAGTTTGGTAACCGTCGCCGTATTTAACAGTTTTGAAGTTAGGCTCGCTGCGCTTTTGCGCTCCGTAGGACGGATCAATAGAGGGAAAAGTTGCCATTAGCTTGCGAGGAGGCCACCAGGACGCTTCTGCTTGACCAGTTCAGCCTGCACAGCAGCGCCAAGCATCTTGCCAAGCTGACCTGCTTGATCTGCATCACCTTCAACAGAAGAGCCAGAAGCGTCAACATTCACTGTGATATTACCAATGCCGTGTCCAGAAGACTCGACGCCTAGCTTGCCGTTTGGTCCCCTACGCAACGGCATGATCGCTTCAGGGCCAGCCTCGCCCATTAGCCCAAAACGACCAGCTCCCCCGCTGGCGTATCTAAACAACGTTGGTTGAGAAACAATTCCGCCTTTGGCGTAAGGAACAATTTTGTTCTTAGCAAACGCCATACCATTAGCTGCCGCAAGAGCGATTGCGTCAGGCATTGTCGTCGGTGGACCGCCTTTACCTCCAATCACAGCACCCTTCTCGGCAACCCCCAAGACGGGCCCAAGTCCAGGGATCAAAGCGGCAATTGTTTTAAACAATGCGAATCTAATAATGATTCTAGTAAGATCGTTCAGTATTGAACGAGCAAAATCTCCAAAATTTGCCTTGCCAGTCAAGACAAAGTCACTCAATTCATCACCCATTCGAGTGAACGCGCCTACGGCTGCATCAGCAAGATTGCCCGTGAGGTCACCCATGCTCTTGATGCCTTCACCGAAGCGCTCAAGGAAGCTTTGGCTCTTGTCTTTCAGATCAACAGTTGCTTGAGCAGCCTCTTGAATTCGATGTTTTATCTCATCTGCTGGAATTCCAGCCGCCCTCATGGCTTCTGCATATTGCTGAGTCAGGCTGTTAATAGTTGACTGCAGTAACTGTTGTTTTGTTTGTTCACCTGTCAGACCCATCTTCTTCGCAAGAAGATTGGCTTCTAGTTGTTCAAACTTGGTTACTTTTGCTAGTGCTCTATCTTTTGCAGACGCTTCTTTTTCGTCAAGAGCAGCAATCTGCTTGCGGAAGTTAGTCAGTGCTTCATTTAACTCAACTTGTTGATCCGTCGCAGCCAAGTTCCTGTCTAGAACTTTTTGTCTTGCAATCATGTATTTAAGCGTAATCAATTCACGCTCGCCAACTGTTGCAACCTTGTCTGCAAGTAGACCAGTAAGAGTGACCATCCGTTCACTTGCTGCCTTCTTGCCTGAGGTGACACCGTCAGGCGTGGTCTCCTCGGTCCCCCCGGTCACCTTATCTCGCAAGCCTGAGGCAAAGTTAGTAGGCATCTTCTGATCAAGGCTGGCCCTGATTTGAGCCAAACGATCAATGCCACCAGATTGCAGCCCTAGTCCGCTAACAAGAAGCTTGTCTAACTCAGCAAGCCTTGCTTTCTCGCGACCAGCAGTATCAAATGCGTTAGGAACACTGGCTTCAGCTCTTTGTTCAGCTGTTCGCTGCAGCGCTTCTCGACTTGTTCTGCCATATGTCTCCTCATACTGCTTGAGCCTTTGACCGCGAATGATGTCTCCGCTAATAGCCTTGGCAAATTTGGCAATCTGTTCCGCAAGGAATTTAAATATAGGACCAAATATTTCTAGAATACCTTTGCCAATCTCTGTAAATATTGTGCCAACATTTTCAGCAAATAGAACAAACTCAGCGATAACATCTTTCAGCGCCTCCTCGTTCTTGAGCGCAAAATTAATAAGATCGGTGAAATAATCCTGAAAACCAGCTCCAACATTTGCAAAAAAGCCGCCGAACGCTAGCTGTGCTTTTTTGACCGCGACTTCGAGTCGCGCACCTGCCAGCTCGGGAGCTTTAGCCAACTCCTCTGCTGTGGTGCCATACCGACGAATTAGCTCTTCGGTGAAGCCGACGAAGTCGTCAAGAGTTACTTTGCCTTGCTCTAGTAACTTGTCTAGCTGCTTAGTGCTGATACCCATTGAGTCAGCAAAAATAGTGAAAGCGCCAGGCAATCTTTCACCGATTTGCTGGCGCAGTTCTTCTGCGCTCACCTTGCCTTTCGAGAAGACCTGCGATGCTGCTCTTAAAGCAGAGTTGAGGTCTTCAGTGCTGCCACCAGTTGCAATGACTGATGCGGAAAGTGCTTCAAAAGCTTTGTTGGTTTCATCTGTACCAAGCCCAGCTCCAACAACACTAGCCTTGAGCTTGGTGTACTGAGCAATAGTTGTGTCTAGAGGTACAACAAACTGCTCGGAAAATTTCTTAGCAGCATTAATACTTGTATTGAAGTCTTCTTGATCAGTGCTAACACCAGCAAGAGCTATTTGATACTTGTTGAATGTTGCAACTGTTTCTGCTACAGCAGCAGCCTGCTTCCGAATGTTTCCAACGAAAGCACCGGCTGTTGCGCCTACAACAGCGCCAGGTACCCCTCCAATCGCTCCACCAATAAGTGAGCCTGCAAAGCCTTCAGCCCCACCAAAAACGCCTGCGCCGAGAGCAGTAGCAGCAACCCCACCTGCTGCCTTCAATCGTCCGCCAACACCACCGCCACGCCGAGACCGGCCTTCTGCTTTGGCAAGCTCTTGGCTGTACCTGTTTATATCGTTCGTTAAAGTTTGAAACTGTCTTGAACCAATTTGAGCCTGACTCCGCAGGCCTTGCATAGCGTTTATCTGCGCTCTGATGGTTTCAATATTCCTTCGCCCAACATTGTCAAATGTTTTGATTCTTTGTGCGACCTTTCCTATGCCTTTTGAGTCAAGCTGATTGGCTGCATTGGTCAGCCCACGAAACGACGACTCAAGCTTTTTAACTACAGCGGAAGCCCCTGCGTCCGAAAATTCAAGACTGATCTTGATCTTCTCAGTTGCTCCGGGCATTTGAGCGCTTCCTTAGTTCGGTTAGGGCTGTCGCCTCCATTACCTGAAGACGCTCAAGCACGTCAGTGCGATTCTCCACATTGTAGAGGTCAAACAAGCCTCCGGAACCCAGCAATACTTCGTATTTCAGCCCAACGAGACCGTCCATCGAGACGTTCCACTGGGTTTGGGCGCGAAGGAATATTTGAACTGTCTCCCAGTTCTCCTCCCACACCTCAAAGTCGGTCGACTCTGCTTTCTTTGGTTTTAACGGTTGGAGGCCAAACGCTGCCGCGTCGTCTTGGGTTCTGTCGTCAACGATTTCGCCGCCAGAGACCCAATAGACAGCAGCGTCTTTTAGTTTCCCGCTTCGCCCTCTGAGTAAGTGGCCGTGTAAGCGTTAAGCACTGACTTAAGCCAATCAACGTCATCAGCAAACTCTTTCAACATTGCCTTTGAGAAAGGCAGCTCTTGCCCGTCCTCTTCAATGCCTTCCCAGCCAGCCATGATCTTTTCTAGGAAAGGCAGGCCACTGGCGTCACCCATTTTCTCTAGTTCAGACATTTTCACCCTTTTGAAAATGGCTACAAACTCAGAGGTCTCGAATTCGCCAGGACGATCCAAACTCGGCTCTCGCACTTCAACGGGCCATTTGAAGGTTTTATTCTTTTTACGAACAAAAGCCATTAGGTAAAAGGATAAGCCGGCTCAGCATACACAAAAAAAGGGAGCCCGCAAAGGCTCCCTCTCAATGCAGCTCGTTTGAGAGCTTAGGTGTAGATCAAATCGAATTCCGCATTAGCGG